CGTTTCCGACACGTCACCCGAGAATACCCGCCAGAGCGGCGGCGACAATGAGAGCGCCGCCAATGACGACCCCGGAGCGCCAGTTGGCGCTTCGGGAGACGAGGTTAAAGATGATGAAACTGATCATCAAGAAATCGAAGTCATTTGCAGCGTGGCTGGTGGGCGACGTCGTGCCGGTCGCCGGTGGCCCGGTGGCGCAACGCTGATCAAAAAGAGCGAGCTGACCGAAGATCAAGCGCGCGAATTGTATGACGACCCCATGTTCCATTTCAAACTCGTCGAATGATCAATTTGGCAGGCGATTGCGCCTGCCTCACGCCTTGGTGCCAGCGATATGGTCGATGATGCCAAGCTGCTTTTGGCACTTGAAGATGCAACCGCTGAGATTAACGGGTTTATCGATAGAAAGGTGAACCTGTCAGACTTTAATCCACCTCGGATGCTGAAGGTCATTTGCCGCGACATCGCAATGTATCGTCTTTACGTCAATTCAGGTGGCGCGGATGACAACCAAAAAACCCTTTACGAGTCCGCGAGCAAATATCTCAAAATGGTGGGCGAAGGCAAAATCTCAATCGGTGATGAGACAGGCGGCGACGAAGCGCAAACCTCGCAAGGCGTTGTGATGGATGACGGCCCCGACCGCGTCATGACCCGCGATAGCTTGAGAGGCTTCTGATGGCTGGGGTCAAACTTTCATTCACGCTGCAAGACGAACAAGCCCGCAGTCATTTGGCGGGTTTGGTCGAGGCTGGCCGCGATATGTCCCCGCTGATGGCAGAAATCGGCATTCTGTTGGAAGGATCCGCTAAGCGCCGGATCAACGATACGAATGTGGCGCCCGACGGTGTCCCGTGGCCGACATCTTTCCGCGTGCAAGACAATGGCGGCAAGACACTGCGCAATAGTGGTGTTCTGGAAAATTCAATCACCTTCGTGTCGGGCGGCGACTTTGCCGAGATCGGCACCAATCTGCCCTATGCCGGCATCCATCAAGAGGGCGGCGATATCGTCCCCAAAAACGGCAACGCACTACAGTTCAACATTCCCGGCGTTGGGTTGGTCACGGTGGGTAAAGTCACGATCCCGGCCCGTCCCTATCTTGGCGTGTCTGATGATGACGCCATCGAGATCAACGGGCTGACTGCTAAGCACTTTGGCGGGGATTTGCGGACATGACCGTACAATCAGCCATCCTTGATCCAACATCGATCGTCGACGCGATCCGCATTGCCATGCCTGATTTGCGCGCTGTCGGCACCGTCGCCAGTCTTGCAAAGCTCAAGCTTACCACAATCGCTTGGCCATCTGCCTATGTCATCGTTTTGGGTGAACGCGCTGGCGAAAACAGGTTCCAATCCGAACATGTCTTATCCCAGCGTGTGACTGCAAGGTTCGGCGTCATCTGGGCGGTCCGCGACATTGGCAGCCGACATGGCACAGTTGCCAATGCTGACATCAGGACCATTCGCGAGATTGGCATGTTGGCCATTACCGGTCACCGCGTCGGCGGCTCGGATGGCCTTTGCATGCCGGTCTCCGGCCAGCTGGTCAGCGGCGTCGACAAAAAAGGTCAAATGCTCTGGCAGGACGATTTCACCGTCCCGCTCAACCGCAACATCCCAAAGACATAGAAAGGCCGCACCATGGCTTCTACAAAATCCCGCCTTATGCTCCTGCTTTCCGGAACACGGTCTGTCGTGAATGATATTCCGTCTTATGACGCCGCGACCGCGATGAAGGTTAAAGAGCTGACGCCACGCCGGATTGAAGGCGACTATCAAGCCGAAGACTACGTGACTGGGCAAGAGGGCGCGCAAGGCGACCGCCTGTCCAATGTGACTATGGGCGTCGACTTTATGGTCGATGCGGCCACGTCGGGCGCTGCCGGTACCGCGCCGATCTATGGCGACCTTCTCAAAGCCTGCGGATTAGACGAAACCATCGTTGCAAACACGTCGGTGTCGTATTCGCTGACCCCGCTTGGCGCCGAAAAGCATGAAATCGCGCTGCAATACACTGACAGCCAATCCAGCCAAGTCACCGAAAAGGCCCGCGGGGCTCTGACCTTCTCAGCTGAAGCCCGCAACAAACCGATGTTCGGTTTCAAGTTCACGGGCGCACATTTCCCATCCCAGACCGCCTACGATGGCCCGGTCGATTTATCGGGTTGGCGAGATGCCCCTGATTGCTCGCCTGATAACATGGAAGCCATCACGCTGGGTGGTGTGAAGCTATGTGTTCAGTCCTTCAGCTTCACCGATGGTCGCACGCCGCGCCGGAACCGGTTCATGAACTGTGACGACACGGACATCACGGCGCGCAATGTGACAGGCCGCTTGGTCGTGCGCATGCCACCCGCATCTGAAATTGATCTGCTGGCAAAGGCCAAAGCAGGCACACGCGAACCGTTCATTTGGCAAATGGGAAATGAAGCCGGGCAGACGCTCCGGATCGCGGCACCTTCTGTGCAGGTCAAATATGCGGGCGAGACGGACATCGATGGCGAGATCGGCCTGTCGCTTGATTTGGTTTTTGTCTTCGATCAAGGCGGCGACGAAATTTCCATCAGCTTCATTTAATCGACGGCCCCGCTTGGCGGGGCCCCATTTCTCAAATCTGCTTACGAGGATATCAACCCATGGCCTTCACCTTCACCCCTGATGAAAAGTTCGAATGGCCGGTTACGGTCTGCACGCCCAAAGATGGCGAGCATGTTGAAGAAACGTTTAAAGGCCTGTTTCAGAGCGTGCCTGAAGGCGAGTTTTACGCCGCGCCAGAAACGGTTCCACCCACAGCCAGCGCCAACATCGATTTCGAAATCAAACGTCTGATGATGGTGTTCAAAGGCTGGCCCGCAGGCGAAATTCTGGACCCAACCGGCAAAGAGGTCAAAGCGACTGAAGCCAACATTCGGGCCTTCTTGGGGCATCGTCCGAACCGGCTGGGTGTGACCGATGCCTACCCCGCTGCCATCACCCCAATGGACGGTCACCGCGCAAAAAACTAAGAGCCGCCGCGCGTCTTATTTGGGACGGCGCGGCGGATGATACCGAACTCGCCAAGGACCTTGCAATCCTCGGCGGCATATCAATCGCAGAGGCAGAGGCCCAATTGATGCAATCCGCACCGCAACACACCAACGATATGGAGCTGCCGCTTTCAATGCGGCCTGCGATCATTGTTGCGGTCCACAGCCATGACCAAATCAGCGCCGTTGCGGGCTTGAATGGTCTGGCACATCTCCGGTTTGATCAAACGGCGGTTGAGGCGACGGCGCGCATGCATGGCATCGCCCTGACCCCGGATGAAGCCGGTGACCTTGCCATCCTTCAGGCAGAAGGCCTCAAGATCATGCGATCCGCATCATGAGCCAGACTTTGCGCACCAACCTTCTTGTCGAGGCGGACGCCCGGCAAACCGTGACTGAGGTGCAAGCCTCAATCGCGGCTTTGGTTGGATTGCGCAGTGAAATCTCAAATACCGATCGCACAGCCAAGTCCGCAGAAAAATCCGCCCGTGCGATGCAACTGGCCTTTGCCGATCGCCAAAGCGTCGACCAGCTCCGCCAAAGCATGGACCCGCTTTATGCGGCAACCCGCCGCTTAGAGACCGGCACGGAGCTGCTCAATTCCGCACATCAGCGCGGTGCAATAAGTGCAAACGAACGTGCCCGTGTGCAGCAGCTTCTGACGCTTCAACATCAACGCGCTACAACGGCGATTGCAGCCCAAACCAAAGCGACCCAGCGATTGACGACAGTCACCCGCGGGGGAGCCGGTGGCATGCAGAACTTTTCTTATCAGCTCCAAGACATCTTTACGCAGGTCGGAATGGGCGTGCCGTTGATGATCTCGCTTGGTCAGCAGGCACCGCAAATTCTATCCGGTTTCGGCACGGTCGGGGCGATGGCCGGTGTCGTCGCTGCGGGTGTTTTGCCATTGTCCGCGGCGATCTTTGGTCTGGGTTACAGCCAACGCCAAACCGCTGAAGCAATCGCGACGTCTGAAGATATGATCTCGGATGCGCTGGGGCGGATTAGTAGCGCTCAAGCTGTGCTTCGCGAAACCTCAGAAGACAACCTTGTGGCCGTTAAGGCAAAATACGGGGAGGTCACCGCGAGCGTTCTGACGTTGATGCAGGCTCAAGCTGATTTGGCGACGCAGGATGCATTGTCATCCGCAGGCGATGCACTCGATTCTGTTTTTAGTGGGGGTGCATTTCAGGGGCTGCGAGACACTTTGCGGATTCGGGAAGAAATCATCGCTGATTTGGAGCGCGAGATCAGCAGCAAACAAGTCTCTCTACCCTTTCAGTTGGACCAACAACGCGCCCAATCTCAGATAGATGAGTTGGCCCGTGATTTGTCGGACTACGCCTCGGGGCAAGACCTGATCTTGGATTTAGGAATTGGCCCGGATGCTGCACGTGATATCGCAGATTTCCAAATGGCCATTCAATCAGCGCTAGAGACTGACAACTTCCAAGGCGCGTTGAGCATTGTCACTAAAATGCGCGAGACCCTTCAAGGCATCCCCGACGGCCCTCTTAGCGAAATGTTCGGCGGCGTCGTTGATGTTGAAGACGCGCTGCGGCAGGCATTGACAGTCTCAGAAGACAACGAGGCAACACAAGAGCGGATCGTCAAGCTTTTGGAAGCGGCAGGTGGCATTGATGTCGCCTCTAACCTTGCCGCCGGGCACGCCCAAGCCAAAAGTATCGCAGATCAGCTAGCCGCTGCCGTGGCCAGTGCCGCACAGCTTGCCAATCAAGGCATCGGTGATGTCCAACGCGCGCAGATCAATTTCGAGTTTCGTGACGATCCGATCGGACGCGCGGGTGCTCTGGCACGCGCCCAATTCGACGCAAAAACCGAGGTGCCCGCAAATGCTGACAGCACGATCACAAACGTGATCGAACAACAGCGTCGCGAGTTTGTCGGGGCACGTATTGAAGCCGCGGAATACGGAGAGCAGCTGCGTACATGGCAAGAAGAGCAACGCGAAGCCGCCCGTGCCGCATCTGCCGCCGAAACG